TTCCAAATGGCCCAACGATCCCTAGGGATCAAGGCAACCGGCACCTCTATGGGATTGAGATTGAATCGCTGGGATCATCGTCAAAGATTGATGGATCACTGGAAGGCATGAGTCTTGAGCAGGTCATCAGTACTGCGATACTTAGCGCAGCGTTACTCAACGCGATGCGTCGCGGGTGGCGCAGCCTCACGGTCTCCAGGGTTATTCGTCACCGTGATTGGACTGCCCGTAAACCCGATGTCAAGCAAGACCTCGATTGGTGGCATGAAGTTATTGGGATTGCCCGCAGGAATCGACGCAAGACTGCCAAGACTCGCGCAGAAATCACTGCATTTGTGAAAGCGCACCCCAACGGCAAGGTGTAACCATGAGCCTTATTGACGATCTTGCAGCCGCAAGTAACAGCAAACGCCAATGCACTGTGTGCAAAGCTTTGCGCGAACTACCGCCCAAAGAATCCGGCGCACTAGTTGATGCGATCAACAACCCTAACATCAGCATTGCCAGAATCTTTGTTGCCTGCCGCAACAATAATGTTGTGGCGTCCAAAGGTGCGCTGACCGAACACCGATATAAGCGGTGCCCCAAACCATGAGTCTTAATGAATCACTAGATTCACTCAAGGCAGCGGCATCAACCGCGCAAGCGATCACCAGCACACCGAAAGGTTGGGAGGCTGGGATCAAGTTTGAACCTAATGGTTCACGCTTAGTCACCTTGCCTGCTGGCCCTGAGTTGGGCGATGAATCAACCTGGGCTGCTGCTGTGCAAGCTCTCGGGGTTAGTGTTCCTGACGGCTTTCGGATTCGATTGGTGGAAGCAAAGTTTGATCCGGTTGCGTGGACGCGAGATGACGCCGACCAAGCCAACGCTGTCACGCGGGCAGTGTGGCGTTACCGCTTTGTCGTGGAGGTTGCGCCAGCGCAAATCCCTATTGATGATCTGCTCAAGGCTGTGCGCAAACGCAAACCAGCCAAGGCTAAAGATGCACCTGAGTCTTTTGTCTTTGTGATGGGTGACCTACAACTCGGTAAGCCTGATGGTGATGGATCTGCCGGCACTGTCCAAAGATTCTATGATTCCCTAGATCGAGCATTGACCCGATATAAGTACCTGCGCAAGGCAGGGCAAGTTGACAAAGTCTGCCTGTCATTCGTTGGCGATTGTCCTGAGGGCACACAGAGTCAAGGTGGCAACTTAGTCGGTCGCTTGGATCTCACACTCACCGAACAGATCAGGGTACTGCGGCGCATCTTTGCCGATGAGGTTACAGCCTTTGGTGATCTTGCCAGTGAAGTCTTAGTGTGCGCCGTCCCTGGTAATCACGGCGATGCACTGCGCGTCGGCAACCAGGTTGCCACCAATTATGATGACAACTGGGACATTGAGAGTCTTGTGCAAGTCGCTGACGTCTGCCAAGCCAAAGGTTACGACAACCTCACATGGCTCTTTCCCGGCCACGATGAGATGCACCTAGTCGCTGATGTTTCCGGCACTCGCATTGGAATGCTGCACGGTCATCAGGTGCGCGGAAAGATGCAACCGTGGCTGGCGAATAAGGCAATGGACAGGGATGCAATCGGCACCTCAGATGTTGTCCTTGCCGGGCACTTTCACCACTTGCACATTCAACAATTCGGCCCAACGACTTTCATGCAAACCGGCGCACTTGATGGCGGGTCAGTGTGGTGGCAACACAAAGGCGGGCTGACTGCGCCACCAGCAGCATTGACCTTTGTAACCTCTGGCGGCGTCTGGCATGACTTGCAAGTTGTATGACAATGCCGCCAGCAGCGGAGGCAACTGGCGGCATTGATATTAAGTTGTGGGTGCAGTCTAAAGCAATCTAAATCTTGTCGCTGTCGCTGGTGTCAGTAAGGTGATTGATTGTTGTGGTTGTTGAGCCGGCGTCACCAGTAACTTCACGCACCATCTTAGATATTGTGAGCAAGTGAACGCCAGTGAGTTGACCGATGGCGCGCTGAGACATCCCAGCGTTGTTGCAGGTTCGGACTAAAGCAGCGAAATCATTGCGGGCTTCGTTTGCTAAAGCCTGAGTGAACTTCCATTTATCAACGCTGTCTCGCAGCGCAATGACATTGCCGCCGTTGTATCTGCTGACATTACCGTTCATGTCATTCTCCCTTTTCGTTTGTGATTGATTAAACCAATTCAATGGTGAGATTAAGTCGCGCCCATCCACCATCTGCGAATGTGACACATGGAAAGCGATTGTCTTTGAAGTGAGCGATTGTGCCAACTGTGCGCTCACCATTGAATGATGTGAACACTGCATCTAGTCCAAGGAATGTGTCTCTGTAATCCTTGCCAATGTTGTTGAGTTTGCGGTTGCTAAGTGTGACCTTGCGAGTCTGGACTGTATTCATCGTGTCCCCTTTATGCTTGACCGGAAAAATATGAAAGCGACCCACCATTAAATTCGACCACCACAAGATCCCCGCGTGTCGCGCCCTTGCGAGTTTGCAAGTTTTCCCAAACGCTAGCGTCGCCAACAGATGTGTGAGGCTTACCCCACTTTTTAATGAAGTCCCCCAAGTCGTCTGAACTTTCAATCAGATTTGATCCAACAACTCCATAACCCGCTTGGGCAAAAACTGTTTCCGCTAATGCGTCCAATTCTATTTCGTTCATTGTGTTCTCCCTTTTCTTGGTTGTTCTGACATGACTGACAATACACCTATGCGACACCAGCGCAACACTTAACCACACCCTGTTACCAAATTGTTACAATTGCCCACAGCCTGAGAGGCGCGAATGGACATTTACAGCCAAGCCCGCAACCTGACCGACATCGACCGACAAACACAGTACGGCGCGCCAGAGGACAACCTGGGGCGCATTGGGGATCTTTGGTCTGCCTATCTAGGAAAACCCATCAGCGCCCACGATGTTGCCGTGTGCATGGCGCTGGTCAAGATTGGGCGCATAGCATCAGGCGTTGTGGTTGAAGACAACTATGTTGACGGCGTTGCCTATCTTGGACTAGCGCACCAGTTGCGCACATGAAGGTCATTGTCCGAGTAAGTGAAGTACAGATCCAACTCACTGGCGTGACCTTGACCAACCGGCAACTGCGCGATCTGGTCAAACTCGCCGGCGCAATAGCAGAAACTTTGCCCACGCCCATTATTGAGGCTGAGTCCACCGGCGCGCCGATTGGTTTCAGTGCATACATTGAGCGAGCGCCTGAGCAGGCAAGTGAAAACTTTTACACAGATGACGAGGAATAAGCTTCCGGCACCTCTCACCGGAAAACAGCAACGCCCCTGCCCAACTCACAAGGTTGCTGGCAGGGGCGTTGTTTTCGTTATTGCGACACGCCGAGCAACTTATTGACAATGGCAATCTTGGCGTGGTAGTAATTAGCCCAATGACTACGAAAGGGAAACCGTGATTGAATTCATTGGAACAATAATTTTGGTGGTTGCAATTGCTCTGTTGGCTTACGAGCTTGGTCGCAATTCAATGCGCACAGATGTTGCTTATTGGCGCAAGAAGTACTTTGGGCAACTGCGACACAACAACGAACGGGCTGCCCGTTGATCGCCGCCATTGCATTGACAGCAGCATTGACGCTGACACCAGCGCAAGGTGTTCAGGTCGCTGTGGTGCAGCATGGTCAAAAGGTTTCTGATGGGTCAAGTCTGTACGTTGGCAGGCATTACCATGAACGCTACGAGAAACTGCGCAAGTGCATCAGGTGGAAAGAATCACGCAATGCTTATGGCGCGAACAATGGCACAGGCAAATACCGGGGCGCATATCAACTCAGCATCAACATGCGTATTGGTGCTGCGTGGATGATCCAAAAGGAACTAAGACTCACGCTGCCTGAGCGCAGCGCGAAAAGAATTGGCGCGCAATTGCGCAACACTCACGCGAACAACTGGCATCCATTCTGGCAAGACATGGCGTTTTGGATTGTGTGGAATGACGGCGCTGGGCGTTCACATTGGGCGCAAACAAACACAATGAGAGGCTGCACATGACTGACAAAAGTACAACCCGCATGTGGAATGTGTTACTTGCCGGGATGTTTGCTCTGTGGATTGTTGCATTGAGCGCGCTGGTTTTCGTCACATGGCGCTGGATAAGCAGTTGGTTCTAGTGGCAAACCCGAACAAAAACAAAGGCACTGCCGCTGAGACTGCTGTTGTGAAATACGCGTGGACGCAAGGTTTCCATGAAGCGGAGCGCATCGCACTTGCTGGCGCTAATGACCAGGGTGACGTTGTGTTGCAGCGCAACCCAAAGATCATTATTGAAGTGAAGGCTGGCAAGTCAGCGCAGACGGCGAGCCTTGGACAAATCAGCAAATGGCTTGATGACACGCAGCGCGAGCGCAATGCTGCTGCCGCTGCGCATGGCTTCCTTGTGGTGCAGCGACAAGGCTTTGGCAATGCGCGTGTTGGTGATTGGCAATGCTGGACTCTTTCAGATGATCACGCAGTATTCTCTGACCTCACGTCATCGTTCACAACGGTCATGGTTGCGCTCAGTGAAATGTTGGGCGCTGTGAAAGCGGTCTACCATGACTAGCCAACTTGATCTTTATGTTGACTGGCGGCAATCGGCTGCGTGTGTCAATAAAGATCCCGAATTGTTTTGGCCGATGTGGAAGAAAGATCCTCGCAAAGACGCAGCCCTAAAAATATGTCAGGGGTGCGTGGTTCAATCAGAATGTTTGGCTTACGCCAAAAAGATACAAGCACCAGGTGGTGTTTGGGGTGGCAAAGTTTTTGCTGCCGATTACGGATACCGAAAGGGAGACAATGAAAGAAATCGTTGAGTTAGATGCAATGGCAAACTGGTACACCATGCTGCTACAACTGCGCGCCGACAGGTCACAGTTGAATGATGAAATTGACGTCATTGAGAATCAGATAAAAGACGCAATGGGCGAAATTGAAGTTGGCACTATTGGCGGTGAACCTGTCGTGCGTTGGACTCATGTAACCACCAAACGGTTTAGTCAAAAGCGCGCCAACCAGATACTCTCCGGCGAGGTGTACGCATCATGTGTTGAGGAATCAACGTCGCGCCGCTTTACGATTGTTGAGGCGTAATCATGGGCGCACTCAAAGACACACTGTCATTGGATACTCCGCCGGCAGATATTGGCCGGTTGGTTGTTGACACACTTAAAGAGGCTGAGCGCCGGCGGCCACGCTCAAAGCAAAAGACGCTGGGCGTGTCAGAGATTGGCAACCCTTGCGCCCGGCGCTTGGCATACAAGCTGCTCAGCGTTGATCCAGTGAACACAGACTCTGATCCGTGGCCGTCAATGGTTGGCACTGGTGTTCACTCATACCTTGAGTCATCGTTCAAAGGGCATCCTGATTTCTTGACTGAGGTGCGGATCAAGTTAGAACCGTGGACGAAAGGCACCGCTGACCTTGTTCACTTGCCAAGCAAGACTGTGATTGATCATAAGGTAGTGGGCTTGACATCGTTGAAAAAGGCTAAGCGCGACGGCATGACGCATCAACAGCGGGTGCAGTTGAATCTGTACGCAACCGGGCTGCGCCTGGCTGACATTGAGATTGAGCAGATTGCCATCATGTTTTGGTCACGCTCAGGCATGATGGCTGATGCTTTCTGTGTTGTTGAAAATTACAATGAAGCCCTAGTTGATCAAGCTCTTGCGCGTCTTGATGCAATTACTTCAGTAAGTACATCGGTGGCAATGTTGCCGTTTATCCCGGCAACGCCGACGTTCTGCACTTACTGTCCATACTTCCTGCCGCTGTCATCTGACATACAGGCAGGCTGCAACGGTGTAGCAACCGTTGATCCAACCCAACCGAAATGAGAGGAAACACAATGTCAATTTGGGATGATCCTGAGTTAGCAGTAGTAAATGATTATGCGAAGTTCGAGGCCATTGGCGATAGAGTCAGCGGCAACATAACCGGCGTGTTCGCGCATCGGTTTGATGATAACAAAGTTGTGCCAAAGATCATGCTAGAAACTGACGACGGCGAGATTGCTTTGACCGCCGGGCAGGTTCGGCTCAAGGCTGCGCTCGCTGAGCAACGCCCAGAGGTGGGCGACAATTTAACCGTGACACTAACTGAGATTGAGAAGCGCGCCGGCGGTAAGACGCTAAAGCACTTTGATGTGGTGGTTGTGCGCGGTAAAGGCGCGCCGGCTGCGGCTGCACCTAATGACCTGACACCTGAGCAGGTCGCTGCGATGGCGTTGTTGCAATCCAGTGGCATCGCTGTTTAATTGAATCGTGCTGGCGGCGTGGCGAGAGGCTGCGCTGCCAGCACACTTACCGAAAGGGAAACGACATGAGTGAATCATCTTTAACCCGTCAATTCACCCCCAATATTGAGTGTATTTTGACGCTTTCGTTAGGGAAAGATTACGCCAGAATATGCCCGCATGGGCATGGTGTGGCTTACTCCTTAAACGGGCAGGAGGTGAAGTGATGAGTGGAATACCGCGTTACAGAATGACCAACAACCTTGGCGAATTGGACAACGACAACGGCGGATGGGTGCGGCATGAGGATCACGTTGCTGCGCTTGAGGCTGCTGTCCTCGCTGAGCGTGTGCGGTGCCTAGACATCGTTGAAAACATTCATGGTGTCGCTGTTGGTGTAGATGGGTATTTGTATCTGATGCAGTCTGGTGAATTAGTAAGCAGATCGCGTGTTGAAACCGCGATCAGATGGGTGAAGGTTAAGTGATGATTCAGCGTTGGACACCGAGATACATAGTTACTGGAAAAGAAAGTACTTCAATGAGTCCAGCCACTTATGGCGGTTTCGTTGATTACAGAGATCACGTTGCCGCTGTTAAGGCTGCAACAGGGACAGCGTTGCAGGAAGAGTCTGGCGCATATGATCACGGTTATTGCATCGGCTACGCCGCCGGGTATTCGCGTGGAATCGCTGGCGTTGGAAAAGGTTTAGGCGATTTCTGCCAGGTTGATGAATGCGCTGGTTGCGGGGAGTGATTGCAATGGACATCGTTACAGCAATGCCAACGGAAAAGGGAAAGCAATGAAGCACGTCGTTATGTTCTCAGGTGGTATTGGTTCATGGGCTTGCGCTAAGCGCGTAGCAGAAAAGCATGGAACTAAAAACCTGTTCCTAGTCTTCACCGACGTGAAAGGAAACTCAACAGACCCGCACGTTGGTGAAGATGAGGACACATACCGATTCATCAAAGACGCTGCCGCAAATGTTGGTGGAACTTTAATTTACATCAACGAGGGGCGAGACATCTGGGAAGTGTTTCAGGATAAAAGATTTCTGGGAAACTCACGGCTGGCAAATTGTTCGCATGAGTTGAAACAGAAACCTGCGCGTGATTGGCTTGATAACAATTGTGACCCTGCTGAAACTGTTGTTTATCTTGGCATTGACTGGACTGAGACACACCGGCTTGCTGCAATCATAAAAAACTACCTGCCATTCATTGCAGAGGCTCCGCTAACTGAAGCTCCATATCTTGATAAGCAGCAACTTATTGAGTGGGCAAAGAGTGAAGGCATTAAGACTCCACGCCTTTACGATATGGGGTTTGCACATAACAACTGCGGTGGTGGCTGTGTTCGCGCTGGGCAGGCACAGTTTGCAAAACTTTACAAAGAGATGCCAGAGAGGTTCGCAGTCTGGGCTGAGAAAGAGCAAGGCATGCGAGATTACCTAGACAAAGATGTTTCCATATTGAAGGAAACCAAGAATGGTGTGTCACGACCGCTAACCCTTCTGAGTTTGCAACAAAGGATTGACCAGACACCTGAGCAAATAGACATGTTTGATATTGGCGACTGCGGTTGTTTTACTGACAGCGAAATAACGGAAAAGGGAACTGATGCAACCTGAACGTCAAACAAACGAGCTACTTGCCAGCGCCTTAGAACTCGCTGACCTTGGCATGAGCGTGATACCACTGTGGTGGCCGATTGGGTCAACGTGCGCGTGTCCTAAAGGTGATCAATGCAGCAGCGCCGCAAAGCACCCGCTGACAATGAACGGGCTGAAAGATGCCACCCTTGATGCGAACGTGATCAAAACGTGGTGGGCAAAATGGCCCAGCGCCAATGTTGGATTGTGTACTGGCACCGAGATTGATGTGATTGATGTTGACGGCGCTATTGCCGAATACAACCAACTGACCAGAGATAACGGGATTCCTGAGCATGTCGCAACCGTGGTTACAGGGCGCGGTGAAGGCGGCATTCATGTCTACTGCACACCAGGGGGCAACAAGACGATCCCATCAGGCAAGCATGGACTGCCGGACAAGATCGAAGTTAAAGGCGTTGGCGGCTACGTTGTGGCACCGCCAAGCCGGCATGTCAGCGGTGGCACTTACACATACATGAAGCGCATTGATGGCGATATTGCCGGGCAGATTCCTTTGGATCAATGGTTGAGTAAACTGGAGAAACCGCCAGCGCCGGTAGTCCCGATTAGGGCGCTGCACAGTACAGCCAATGTGAGTACAGCCAATGTGAGTACAGCCAACGTGCAGGCATACCGGGACGCGGTGGTTCGCGCAGCCTGTGAAGCAATCACAACCACTAGCAGCGGTGGCAGGTGGATGGCGCTGGCAACAGTTGCGGTGCCAAAGATTGCGCGAGGCATCGCCGGTGGACTCATTGAGCGATCAGTTGGGTTGTATGCGCTGCACAACGCCGCTGCGCAGTCTGGTCTAGAATCTGATGAACTTGCCCGCATCCCGGCGCTGGTGGACATTATGCTTAGCCAAGGGATCAACGAGCCAATCTACCCGCCGGCAGACACCAACGCTGCCGCTGACCTGTGGTTGGCTTCACTCCCAAAAGATGATGCCGGCGCGCTGCCGGAGGATTACCAGGTCATTGTTGCTGAGATTGCCGAGTTGACACCATATGAACGCGCTGTTCGAGCGAAATTCACTGATCTGCGCATCAACGATGATGCTAAAGCAATGCTGTCAACACTCAAGGCTGGGCAAGCGCCGGCGCTGCTGGGTGACAATCTGAGTGATTTCTTGGCTGAAGTTGAGGAAGATGAGCAATACCGGGTCACTGATTTGTGGCCGAGCCAAGGCAGAGTGCTGCTCGCTGCTCAAGCAAAGTCAGGGAAAACAACAATGGTGGCAGCTAACCTGCTGCCGGCGCTGGTAGATGGTGGCCTATTCCTTGGCCGCTATGAGGTCACACAGGTCACTAGGCGCGTTGTGTACTTTAACATGGAGGTTGGCACCCGAACGATGCGCCGGTGGCTTAAAGATGCCAATATTAGTGCCACTGGCAAAATCACGGTGTCTAATCTGCGTGGCAAAGCCTCTGCACTGTCGCTGTCCTCACAAGCTGGCCGCATGCAGTTTGGTACATGGTTGGCGCGCAATGATGCTGAAGTGGTCATTCTTGACCCGTTAGCGCCCGTGCTGGCGAGTCTAGGACTAGACGAGAACAGCAACGCTGACGTTGCCACATTCTTCGCCTGGTGGTCAGAATCATTGATGCTCGGCGGTGTTGTTGATGACCTAGTGGTGCATCACGCCGGCCACGGCGGTGAACGATCCAGGGGCGCAAGCCGACTACTTGATGAGCCTGATGCCATCTGGACGCTGACAAAGGATGCCGATGTTGCTCAAGAATCTGATGACATTTACGGCGCTAGTAGTCCCACTAGGTACCTATCTGCCTATGGTCGGGACGTTGAATTGCCACCAGAGGCGCTGTCGTTTATGTCAGAAAACAGGCAACTTTTGCTGACAGGATTGAGCCGGGCGGCCATGAAATCGAATGTGGACACGCAACAGATTGTGGATTTGTTCGCTGATGGTGTGCCACGCTCACGCAATGTCATTGCCCAAAGTGTTAAAGGAAACGGGCAGAAAGTGTGGGATTTGATCGCCCTAATGATAGAAAACAATCAACTGGAAAAGGTCGGAAAGACTCCCAACGGCTATCCGTTGCTTATGTTGACCACGGTTTTGGAAGGTGAATAAATCCATGTCTTCCATGTCTTCTCATGTCTTCCGTAGACATGGAAGGTTCATGTGTGTGTTCCCCCTATATATAGGGAACATACCAGAACGTATGAAACATAGAGGGATTGGGGAAAAGAGATGACAACCAAGAAAGCATCAAAACCCTACATACAACAACGACCAAGCAAAATGGAGAAATGCCCACGATGCCGGGCAAAGGTGCTAGTGGGCTTAGATGCAGATGCGTGTGCCTTCACAGTCACAATTGATCCAGCAGCTTTGACCCGCGACGGTGAGCTGATCTACATCGTAGGTGGCGCATTGATGTATGCACTCAAGCCTTCCGGCCACATCTTGCGACGCAGCCACGCAGAGATTCTTAAACGCCCTGGACACTTCACAATCCATAGAGAGCATCAATGTGACAAGCCAACGCCTGCGCATCTGCTTGCGCCGGCGCAACCACCAGCAATTACAGCCAACGACGATGAAGTGAGGTTTTGATGAATCACAACCACAACGCCTACCTGCCTGACCTTTCGGAGCCGGTACATCAATGGATGGAAGAGGCCGCTTGCGCCAACACGTTCACTGAACTGTTTTTCTATCACAACAAATCCACCAAGATCTCTGAGGTTGCCGATGCTCTTCGCATTTGCCAAGGCTGCCCAGTCATCAAGACTTGCCTGCAATTCGCTTTTGACATCAATGATCAATACGCCGTACTTGGTGGGACAACACCGGGGCAACGCCGAGAAATGAGAAGGAAGGCAACGATATGAGCCTCAACCTGCTCAACAAATGTGTCATCTGTGGCAAGGATGCCGATGTGATGGCTTGCCAAGCGTGTGAAACCAATATGCGCCGACAACTCGCAGACATACCGAAATACGCCAAATTAGCGTCCCAGAGGCTTGAACCGCGTCCCGGTGGTCAGAGAGGTACCGAACGCGGCTTTGGGCTGTCTATGGCTGCGCTAGAGGCTTCCTGCGGCTTTGATGCTGTCGCTGTGCTGGAATGCTGGGTGCGAGATTGGCGAGAAACCTATGGGCTGGTGCAATGGGGAATTGTCAGCGAGAACATTCCACAAGCATGCCTGCTCACAGATATCTGCTCATTTCTTAATACTTGGCTTGCCAAGGCTTGCGAAGAGCATCTGGCAATTGATCTGTTCGCCACTGAGTTACGGCAACAGTGGTCGGCCATGAGAGAGGGTGCAGGGGAGACACCAGCAAACTCTTGGGTGATTTCTTGCCCCGCTGACGTTGAAGTCATGCATGACGGCGTGGTAAGCATCGTTCTCTGCGGTACGCCCATCAAGATCAAAGATGCCGACTTTGACGCTGAAGCAACCTGTCGGACATGTAAGACACACTGGAAAGTAAGCCGGTTGCTTTACGTCGGTGCCAGCGCCAACGCCGGCGGGATCTACGTTGACCCTGAAGCCGCTGCTCATTACCTTGGCGTTACTGAGCGCACCTTGCGCACCTGGGCAAGGCAAGGCAAGATCAAGCGCGACCGTGGCCGGTATGACATCAGTGCGCTGACATGATTGAGCAAAGCAAGACGATCACAGCGAACTGCCCACTTTGCGCTGTCAGCATCCCCATTGTGTTTGTTAAGATCACCACAACAGGCTGGTGGAGAAAGTCTGTCCAGTTTGAAATTGACGGTGATGCCACCGACTATGTCGCGCACATGTGGTCGCACCAGCAACGCATGACAAGCCCGTGATTTTACAAATACCACCATTTCCGCTAAAGTCTGTTACGTTGCACAACTCGCAACATTCTTGCCGGCCCAGACTGGCATCCCACACACTTTCGGTTCCGGCTCATTAATCCCTTTCTGGGCCGGAACTGGATTAACTTAAAATAAACCACACATAAATAATATCCTCGCGCTGCAACAACAGCCGAGGACGTGAGCACAACTTAGTAGGAGTTGCACTATGGAAATCATAGCACCAACAAAAACTTGCACTAACTGCAACGAATCAAAGCCAGCAACCTCAAAGTTCTTTACTCAACGTCAAGGAACTATCACGACATACTGTAAAGTTTGCAGGGCTGCTTATAGTAAAGCTTACTACGCTGCAAATCGACAGAAAACCCTTGATAGATACAAAACCAATCACTTTGCAAATCCACAACATAACCGTGATTTATATAATGCCCGTTACGCTGCGAATCCACAAAAGAAAAAAGACCGCAACAAAGCCCGCGTTGCTGCTGACCCAGAAAAACATCGTGCTGCTGTTAAGGCATCTCATATTAAATATCCTGAAACATCAACTCGTAAGCGGCACAAACGACGTGCGCATAAAAACAATGCACTAACAGAGTCATACACAATCAAGCAGATTATCTCCATTTATGGTGACAACTGCCATATCTGTCTGCAACAAATAGACCTCACAGCCCCCCGATCTACGCGATACTTAGGTTGGGAACTTGGACTACATCTTGACCACGTTATTCCGCTTTCTAAAGGCGGTTCAGATTTGATTGAAAACGTCCGACCAGCACATGCGCAATGTAATCTAATTAAAGGCGCATTAATTCCAAGGTGAAACCAATGACCGCAGCAATCGTTGACGTTGATGAAGCGTTGACCCATTTGAACCAAGTTCCAGCAGATGAACGCGGAGCTGCGTGGCAGGCGTATCTCAACGCCGTACTTGATCAGCGATTAAAAACAAAGGAAAGCACATGAAAATTGACCGCCAGGCTATTCAATCAGCGATACTTACCGCCACAGGCAATCCTGACACTGGAGTGATCAGGGACAACCTAGGTGCCATGGTGGATGGTGTCTTCTATCTTCTCAATCCTGAAATTGCTGAAGCAAAGAAAGTGGAAGCCAAGACTGAGAGCAAGACACAAGACAACAGAATTATTACCGATAAGGAAACGCGCTGACCCTGCGCTGACCCCATGGCATTCAATAAGGCTTGCCTTGGTTGCGGTGCGATCACTAGAAGCAGTCGCTGCCCAACATGCCAAGCGGTACAAGATCGAATCATTGAAGCGCGCAGAGGCGAGCGCCCCCACTATGCAGGCGACTACCGCAAGCGAGCAAAGCAAGTGCGAGACAACGCTGTGACCTGTTGGTTGTGCGGTGACGGTTACAGAGTCAACGATCCTTGGCAAGCTGACCATGTTCGCCCAGCAGATCCAACCTCACCACTCGCACCAGCACACAGGTCTTGCAACATCAATCGCAGCAAGACTGCAACACAATAATTGTTACTCAATTTCCTATTGTCCTTTGTTGGCTGTCAGAGTCATAAACGTGCAAGAAAAAGAAAAACTTTCCTAAAATTATTTCTGAAAATGAATCTCACTGGCCCCGCGTGTCAATCCGGGGGTGGGAAAAAAAATCTACTGCCGTGAGGCGACGTCACCCTGCTCTAAGGCTATAAAGATTGTGCGCAACTCAGGGACATCTCAAATGTCCGTTTCGACCGATTAGGTGAGTGTGATGGCTGGTAAAGGTTTTGCCCCGCAAGAGAATCGCAGCCGTGAGCGCGATACGAAAAGGCGCGATGCGGAAACGTTGAAGATTTCTGCTGACAACATCTTGCGCGGCCCAGAACTTCCTAAGGGAACTGCGTGGCATCCTCGCACCAAAGTGTGGTGGCAAACGTGGCGTGAATCCCCACAGGCACAAACTTTTACTGATGCTGACTGGTCATTTCTTGAGGATACGGCTGTTCTGCATTCGGAATTTCGTAACGGTGACCTGAAATTGGCCGGTGAAATACGGCTCAGAGTCTCGGCTTTCGGGTCAACACCTGAAGCCCGCATGAGATTGAAGCTCAAGATTACCGAGGAATCTAACGAGGTTGCGCAAACTGTGAACATGGATGCTGAACGCCGTAAGCGACTGAAGGCAATCTGTGACTAACTCGCTGGGCTTTGCCGTGATTGATTGGATTGAAACTTTCCTTGTGCATGGCCCAGGTGACATTGAAGGCCAAAAGATTCGGCTTGATATTGAGTTCTCTCGCTTCATTGTGAAATCGTATGAGGTTGACGCAACAGGCAAGAAAACAATTCGACGCTCAGTTATCAGTCGCCCGAAAGGTCGCGCTAAGTCAGAGCTTGCTGCTTTCCTTGCAATGGCTGAGTCCCTTGGCCCTGTGCGCTTTGATCACTGGGCTACCGCTGGCGAAGTGAGCGCGTGGGGTTATCCATACGAGGCCGGCGAACCTGTTGGCGCGCCAGTGAAACGCCCAGAGGTTCTTTGTTTTGCCACTGAACTCGGTCAAGCCGGCAATACTTACGACACGATTCTCTACATGTGCAAGGAATCAACTGCACTGCAAGACAAGTACCCTGGCATTGATCCCGGCTACGCTCGAACCTTGCTGCCCAACGGCGGCGTAATTCGGCCAGAGACAGCAGCAGACTCTAGTGCTGATGGTGGCAAGTCCACGTTCACTGTCTTTGATGAGTCGCATCTGTGGATTCAACCAAAGTTGAAACGGCTGCACCAGGTTGTGCTGCGTAACTTGCTTAAGCGCAAACTTGCTCACGGCTGGGCGCTGGAGACAACAACAATGTTCGCGCCCGGCGAAGGCAGCGTGGCCGAAGGCACCTTTGACTACGCGCAGGCGGTAAAGGAAGGCCGCACTAAGGATTCTGGATTGTACTTTGATCACGCGCAAGCTGACCCAAAGTTTGATGCCGAGAAACGGCGCGACCGTATCGCCGGCCTAAAGCAAGTCTACGGCCCAGCCGCTGACTGGATGGACGTTGAAGCCCTCGCAGATTCTTACGATGATCCGCAAACATCTTCGGCTGAGTGGCAGCGGTATTGGTTCAACCGCCCGGTAAGTATCCAGGGTCAATGGTTGCCTGATGTTGCGTGGACTGAATGCCACAATGCTCGAGAGATCCCTGATCATGTCAATGTTGTGCTTGCCCTTGACGGCAGTTTCAGCAATGACTCAACAGCATTGATCGCAGTGCAGGTTGGCGAGTTCCCTCACATCGCTGTTGCTGGCGTGTGGGAAAAGCCACCGGGTGAGGTTGGCTGGACTGTGCCAATACTTGATGTTGAGGAAAGAATCAGGGCTTGCGCTGAGCGTTGGCGCGTCGTCGAGGTCACGGCTGACACGCACCTCTGGGCGCGCTCGCTAGAAGTGTTGGAGTCTGAAGGCTTGCCCGTTGTGGCGTTCCCACAAAGCGCAGCGCGCATGACACCAGCAACACAGAGATTCACACAGATGGTGCTTGAGCGCCAACTCACGCATGATGGCAACCCTGCATTGAACCGGCATGTGTCCAACGCTGTGCTGAAGCAAGACTCACGCGGCACTCGCATCTATAAAGAAAACAAATCATCTTCGCGCAAAATCGACCTTGCTGTTGCGGCCATCATGGGACTTGAACGAGCCATGCAATTTGAAGATGCGCCGGCGGCTGTCGTTCCGCAATTTTATTAGGAAAGGTTGAACCGTGGCTACTTTCATTCAACTCATTGGATTCATTGTCATTGCTGTTGGCGTTTGGTTTATTTTCCCGCCGGCTGCTGTAATCGCTGGCGGCATTTTCGTTGTGCTGTTTGGTCTGGGCTTAGAAAGAGTGAACAATGCTGGATCGAATTCTAAGACCTAACGCAACCCGCGCCATTAGCGCAGCGACGCTGTTTCAAACTGGTGGCGAGATGCCTAACCGTACCTTGGCTGGTGTCAACATCAATCAAGATAACGCGCTTGCCATTGGCGCTGTCTACGCATCTGTGCGCTTGATCTCAGACGTGATCAGCACTTTGCCACTAAGCACTTTTATTAACACCAACGATCAGCGTGTGGCTTTCCCAATGCCAGCGTGGTTGGTTGACCCTGAACCTGATCTTTCGGTTACTCGCGCTGATCACATTCAAATGGTGTTGGTGTCAATGCTACTTGATGGCAACGCCTTTGTGCGCAAACTGCGCAATCCGAACACTGGTGAGATTGTTGCCTTGAGCGTTCTAGCACCTCATCGTGTCGAGATTGTGCGCAACAGTGCTGGTCTTATTGAATACAAGATTGACCAAGGCAAGCGCGTGGTTGCCGATGCTGACATGCTGCACATCCCTGAGATGCGGCAACCTGGCAAGTTGCGCGGAGTTTCGCGCATTGACACGCTACGCCAAACACTTGGACTCTCTAAAGCACTTGAGGACTTTTCAGCACAATTTTTTGGCAGTGGGTCAACGACTAGCGGCATCATTGAGACACCGCATGAAATGACGCAAGATCAAGCCAAGGATTTGAAAGACAACTGGGAGCGCGAACACCGAGGTTTGCGTAAGGCGTACCGCCCAGGGATTCTTACTGGTGGCGCAAAGTTTGTGAAAACTGCTGTTGATCCTGATGAAGCGCAGATGCTGGGCAGCCGTGAGTTCTCGGTTGAAGAGATCGCGCGCATCTTCAGAATTCCACCGCACCTGTTGCAGTCCACTAAGCCCGGCTCAATGTCTTATGCGAGCGTAGAGGAAAACAGCAAGCAGTTTGTGACTTACACACTGCTGCCGTACATTTCAAAGATTGAACAGGCATATTCGCCAATGCTTAACGGCGGCGCGTTTATGAAGTTCAATGTTGATGGTCTGCTGCGCGCCAATCTCACGGAACGCTTTGCTGCCTACTCCAGCGCCACACAAGCCGGATATCTGAGCATCAATGATATTCATCGTCTTGAGGACATGGAGCCTGTGGAAGGTGGAGAGGTCTACCGAGTGCCATTGGCAAACGTTGATCTTGGTGCAGCATCCATCACGGAATTGGACAAGCGCGTTGCCATGGCAGTGAAGTTGGTGCAAGCCGGCTTTGATCCTGATGCAGCCGCTGCCGCTGTTGGACTCGCGCCAATCACTCATACGGGACTTGCTTCAGTTCAGTTGCAAGGGGTCGCTCAAATAAATCCTGAAGATCCAGAATCGGTATACGATGTCTGACCTTGACGCGAAGGCCAAGAAGGCTGCGTATGACAGAAAATACTACGCCTTACCTGAAGTAAGGGCAAAAAAAGATGCTGCGCAGCGCACACCAACAGCCAAGGCTAAAAGAGTCGCATATAACAATCGGCCTGAAGTTAAAGCTAAACAAGCCGCATACCATTCTCAGCCTGAAGTCAAAGCTAAGAACTTTGAGTACAATGCGCGACCCGAAGTAAAAGCCGCGCGGGCAGCGAGCAAACGTCAACACAATTCACTACCAGAGGTCAAATCTAAGCGAACCGAGAATGTGCGCAAACGATACGCAATTGACACACAATTTAGACTTGAAGTGCTGCTCAGAAGTAGGCTTCGTGATGCACTTAAGAATAAGCAAAAGCGTGGTTCGGCAGTTCGGCTACTCGGTTGCACAATTGAAGAACTGATTACACACCTTGAAACAAAGTTTTCTGTTGGAATGTCATGGGAGTCTCGCGGCGCATGGCACATAGACCACATCATTCCGCTGTCCTCATTTGATTTAGAGGACTTTGAGCAACTAAAAATTGCTTGCCACTATACAAACCTGCAACCGCTGTGGGCATTTGACAACATTAGTAAAGGCAGCAAGGTCACGCAATGAAAGGTAATGCACATGAATGTTGAATTTAGAGACTTTCCTGCTGAGATCCTTGAGATCCGCGCAGCCGAATCTGGCAAAGGAATGACCTTTGCGGGCTACGCTGCGAAATACGATGTCCCTTCGCTGCCACTGCCGTTCATTGAAACGATTGACAAGGGTGCATTCGAGCGCTCACTAAAAAGCAAGAATGACGTTCGCGGATTTGTGAACCACGATGAACGCCTAATCCTTGGTAGCACACGCGCTAAGACCTTGCGCCTTGATAATCGTGCTGACGGTTTGTACTCAGAGATTGATTTACCTGACACAACGTATGCGCGTGATCTTTCGGTAAGCATCGAGCGCGGAGACATTAGGAGCATGTCGTTCGGATTTAGTGTTGTCAGGGACTCATGGACTGACAATGACAACCGTATTTTGCAAGAGGTTCGGTTGCATGAAATCAGCGTAGTTTCCGGAACGGCAGCTTACCCACAAACAACCGCGAGCGTACGCAACCTGACCATTATTGCCAAGCGCACAGAGACAGACGTTGCAGCACTCACTGACGCAATCGCAGCTCTTGAGTCTGGCGAGACACTTACCGACGAGCAAGCCGACGTGTTGCGCACTGTTGTTGATCGCTCATCCCCGCAACTTGCTACCACAGAGGAAGTAGCGCCAGCGAATACGCCTGTCGCGCTGCTAATGAAGCAACTAGATTTGATCGCTAAAAAATACGACATTTAGTGATCTTTGAGTTACGCCGGAGCCGGCGAACTTTCCGACGCAGGAGCCTGCGCGGGTGTCCATTTACCCAAATCAAATTTTAAGGAAAACTATGCCTAATTATCTTGAACAACAAGAAGATCTGCGCCGCAACGCGCTGCATGAAGCTCGCTCAATTCTTGAGCGCGCTGCTGAAGAAAAGCGTGATCTTAACGCTGAAGAAGAAGCATCTTACGTTCGCGCAAACGCTGAC